GGGGCACAGACCGAAGGAGAACACGCATGACGACAAGGGATCTGGCCCGGCTTGACCCGGAGGCTGTAGCGGAGGCGCTGGGTATCGCCCCGGTGCCGGTCACCACCGGGGACCTGGCGTGGATGGCGGGGATCGTCGACGTGAAGGGCTCTACGGTCCGGAAGAACAACAAGATGCGCAGGACGCCGCAGGTGGTGCTGTACGTGCGCTCGAAGGACGAGCGGATTACCAGGCGGCTGTCAGCGCTGACGGGCGTTGCGCCGGAACCGCATACGAGGCCGATGGCGGAGCATTTCCTGCGGCGCGGCTGCGCGGAGCACTGCGTGGTGCCTCATGTTCACGTCGGCGAGGATGAGTACCCGTGGCAGATGCCGATGGTGACGACCTGGGCGGTGACCGGGATCGCGGCGGCCGTGGTGCTGGTGAACCTGGCGCCGTTCATGAGTACTTACGCCGATTACGCCGGGGACGTGGCCGGGATCGTCGGCAGTTTCGCGGCAGCGGGCCAGGGTTCAGGTGCGGTGCGCAAGACGCTGCTGCGGCTGAGTGAGCTGGGGTGGCAGATCCCGGCGGCGGTGACGGTCCGGCTAGCCGAAGGGGGACTGGGTGCCTGACATCGACGCCGAGTGGCTGGACGTATGGCTCGCGGTAACCCGCGCGAGCCTGGTTACCTGGCAGGACTGGATTTACGGTGGCCGGCGAGAGGCGGCAGACGGTGCCTGATTGGGAGGACGATCCGGCCGCGGAGCACTGGAAGAACCCGTACCCGGGTACCGGCGGCGGTGAGTTCTGCGGGCACTGCGGAAACGACTGGCCGTGCCGGGCGGTGAGAGAGGAGAGCGCAGATGCCTGACCCGTACGAGCGCCATGCCCGGACGAAAGACCCGTCGGGCTGGGAGAACCAGAATCCGCGGTCTGCCCGTCAGGCTGCTGCGGCTGAGCAGGTTCTGCCCGAGGTCGTTCCGGAGGGAAAGCGGCCCCCGGCGAAAAAGGACCCGAATCTGTGCAAGGGCGCGCACTGGAAAATGCCGCACAAGCCGGAGCTGCGTATCCGGGAGTACGGCTTCCGGAAGAAGGACGGGTGCCACTGGGTTATCGGCTGGGGCAGAGACGAGCCCGCCTGGTGGTGTCTGCATGAGGAGGTCTGCGCCCGGTGCGGGAAGGTGCTGCGCATTACCGTCGAGAGGGAACAGTGCCCGGATTTCCATTCGATTGCAACGGAGGAGCAGATCGAGCTCGACCTGGAGATAGAGCGGTGGCGGGAGCGCCGGGCAGCACGGCGGCTGAAGCGCCCGGTGATCGACGGGCCGCAGGGGTACCGGAAGAGGAAAGCATGACAACAGCCTGCGCGGCCTGCTTCAAGGAGAAGGATGTCTAGTACGCCGAAGACCGTCCGCCGGAACGGGGGCAGCTGCGTTCATGCTGACTCGGCGCGGCGTATCCGGGACCGCGAATTCGACGACGGTACCTGCAAGCGCGGTTACTGCTACTCGGCGAAGTGCCGGGACTGCGGGGGCGAGTTGTTCGGGATGGGCCTGGTTGCCTGTCCGTGCGAGCACCCGCGCTGGTGCCGTTACCCGGCGATGGAGACGCCCGGCCACTGGGACCTGGAGAAGGGCGCGTTTATCAAGTGCCAGGCGGCACTTAAGCCGAGTATCAGGAGGAGAAGGTTATGGCATGGCTGAAGAGGCTGACCGCTGCGATGCGCCGCTGCGCTTGTATGTGCGCAGGCTGCCGGAAGAACAATGATCACTGCGGAATCTCGTCATTCGGGTGTGACGGCGGGTAGCGCCTGTATTATGGTGGGCCGTATGACACAACCTGGTTACCGGCACCGGATCATCGTGATGGACAGGTCCGGGAGCATCAACGGCATTCTCGAAGGCCAGCAGTCCGGCTTGTCTGAGTTCTTCGGCTCCGAAGGGCAGGTTCCCGGCGACGCTACTTACTCGCTGTGGGACTTCGACACTGAGATCCGCTGCGTGCACTCGTTCGCTTCCCTGAACGAGGTGAAGGACTACAAGATCGAGCCGCGCGGCGGAACGGCTATGTACGACGCCGTCGGGGACGCGGTGAACGCCGAGGGCGCCAAGCTCGCAGGACTGCCGGAAGACAAGCGGCCCGAAGACGTCACGGTTATCGTCGCCAGCGACGGGCTGGAGAACAGCTCGCAGCGGTGGACGGGAACCGAGGTCAAGAACCTTCTGGCGGTACAGCAGGACACGTACAAGTGGCGCGTCATCTACATGGGCTGCAACCAGGACGCGTTCAAGGAGGGCGAAAAGATCGGTATGCGGCGCGGTCTGACCGTGAACACTGTCTCCAGCGACGCCGGGTCGCGGAACAGCTGGAAAATGTCAGCGGATTACCTGTCCCGTGTTCCGGTAGCGTCTGCGGCGGCGCCAGACAGCCTGGTTTTCTCCGACAAAGAGCGTGCGCTGGGCGAGTCTGGCGACGAAGAGCCAGAGCAGGCGAAATCCCTGGAAAAGGAGGGCGATGGCGGGAATTAACGGTCGCGGCAGGCACGGCGGCCTCATGATCGGCAGCAAGCCGTACTTTCCCGCCTCTGACGGCAACGGCTGTCCGGCCTGCGGTGCGATCTACCCGGGCGGCCACGGTGGCTACTGCCCGTACGGCCGCCATTTCGACGAGGACGGCAAGGAAGTCTCCGTCGCGGGCAAGACGCCCGTGGAGCAGATAGAGGCCGATTTGAGGGACATGCGGAAGCCCTGACTTTACCCGGCTTCACTTAGCTTTCCTGAAGTTCAGCAAGGTTTACCGGGGTTCAGTAGAGTTCAGTCCGGTTCCGCAGAGACGCAGAAGAGCCGCCTATCCGGTCGGGGGCAGGCGGCTCTTCTGCTTCGTAGCGCACGGGCGTGCAGGCTCAGTCTAGACGAGCGACCGGAGCCACTTCAGGAACTTCTCGATGCCGTCGGCGAGCTCGGTGACGATGTTCTCGGGCGGAACCGGGGCCGGCGAGGGTGCCGGGGGCACGGGAACTGGCGACGGGACCGGGGTAACCGACGCGGGCCAGGGTTTTCCGGTGATTTCCTGGTAATCGGCGGCGAGCTGCGTCATATTCACGCCGGCCAGGAAATCCTTGCTGCCGAGGTGCTCGGGCCAGATAACCACCCACGCTTCCTCTACCTGGTGCGACCAGAAGGCGTCGGTGAAGCTGGTTTCCTGCGCCCAGGTGATGAACCGCTCGTCACCGCCGAGCGCGTCGCTTCCGGTCAGGTGCCGGACGGTAGCCGGGAGGTTAGCGGCGGACGCCGGAGCTGCGGGTGCTCCGTAGCCTCCGGTGACGATGCTGTGGCCGCCGTCGACCGGCGAATCCGCGTCGTAGTCCCACGGCTGGCCGTCGGCGAACTCGGTGGTGTTGACGTCGAGGACGTTGATGCCGGTCCACACGTAGCCGAACAGTGCGATCGCGGCCTTCACTTCGGCCGGGCTGGTGTAGTCGACGGCTGCGTAGCCGACGGCCTTCACCCCGTCGGGGCCGCCGTTTTCAATGAGGTCTTCGATGGCGGTCTGGATGTCCATGCCGTTGTCGTCGGCTGATCCGGGCCCGTCGTCCTGCGGCGACCCGTTCGGGTTGAAGCCGGGATTCTGGGTTTCGTAGAACGTCCAGACTTCGCTCTGCGTGGGGTAGTCCGCAGCGGAGCCGAGCAGCGCAGTAACGAGCCGCCGGACGTTCGCCCACGTGACCGCAACGCAGTCGCCCGCGGTGTCGTTGCCGAGCATCTGCCAGCCGCCGCCGAGCTCGGCCAGGTAGTCGTCGTCCGCCGGGACGACGGGCAGGACGCCGGTCAGGTAGTTCTTCAGTTGCGGGGCAGCGGCGCGCTTCGGGGACCGCCGTCCGTACTTGCCGGGAATGCGGGGCATGGTGAACCTCTCGCTAGTGCTCACCGGCTCCCGGAGGCCACGGCTGTACCTGGCCAGCCTAGCCCGTGCAGCCTAGAATCGGGCTGTGGAACTGGTCCTGCTTAACCCGCTTCCGAAGCGCACCCGTTTCCGGCTCTGGGTAACTGCCCGGCGGGACGGTACTGCTATTTGGTTCGCGTGCCACGGTCACCCGGGTGCCGCGGAGTGGGTGTGGCGGCTGACGGGAGCGTGGCGGTGAGCGGCCGGTGGACCGAGGCGAAGCGGGACGGCCGGTGCGCGCACTGCAAGGCGCCGTTCCTCGCCGGGGCGGAGATCTACGGCAAGAGCGCGGGCGTCTGGCTGTGCTATGACTGCGGCACCCTGGCGGAGAACGTTCCCGGCGACGTCGGGACGATCGAGGCGTCCATTATGAAGGAGCTGGCCAAGCTGCCGCTGGAGGCGTCCGAGGGCCTGATTGCGCAGACGATGCTGTCCCTGGCCCGGGACCTGGACGAGGGGGACGTCCCGCCGCGCGAGCGCACGCAGTACACCAAAGAACTGCGGCTCAACCTGGTGATGCTCCGCGACGACTACCCGGTGTCCGAGGACGACGACGATACCGATGACGCCCGCCGCCGGCGTGAGCGCCGTGCCCGTGCGGCCGGGGAAGAGTAGCCGGAATAAACACCCGGCTACACCTGTTACACGGGGCATGACTAGGGAAAACTACCCCTGCTGCATGCACTGCCCGCCTGTCATGCACCCGGCGCACCCGGTGCCGTGCAGCGTTTGCAATCCCGGGAAGTGACACGGACCGTCAGCAGGGCACCAGGAACGAGGAGGAGAAAAGATGACCATTCAGGATGCCGTCGGGCGTGTTCTGCGTACTGGGCACCGGAAGCACTGCACCGTTTGCAACGGCACCGGCTGGGTCAGCATCAGCTGGTTCGGCAAGCGTGCCCCGGTCTGCACGTGCGGTGCCGGCGACCCGGCCGACGAGATGGTCTTCCACGCGGTGGACTGCGACAGTGTGGTGTGCCCGTTCGACCAGCTTCTGGCGGAAGTGTGATCCGCGGGCCGCGCTGCCCGAAGTGCGGGGTATCCGTCGGGGTCGAAGGACTGTGCCCGCGGTGCGCGGCGCAGGGAAGGCGGTAACGGGGCCAGCCCAGGAACACTTAACCCAATGATGGTGCGCCCCGGGCTACATTCGCCGCGGAAACCAACCATGAAGCGCCCCGGGCCAGGCGTCCTCGCGAAACCCAAATCCCGCAGCGCCCCGGGCCATCCACCGCGCGGAAACCTGCTAGCTAACGCCCGGAGGCAGGAGTAGGCGCGCACCGTCGCCTCGTTCTTAGGATGTCGCTGGCGACCTGGCAAGAGGACTGCCAGTTGCCCAGCAGTTACCTCCTACCAGGACGAACCCCAGCATAACGTGCGGTGTTCCGTTCCGCTGCGCATTTTTCTTGTTCCGGGCCACATACAGCACGGTACCCATAGACGTGACGCCCGGGGCACCCCTTGTAGCACCTCCCTAGAATCGGGGGGTGACCACACCTGTTCTGTACGGCAGCCAGCGCCCGCGCTTCTGGACGTGCCCGCCGCGGCACACCGGACCGGTTGAGGGCTGCCGTACCTGCGCGCTGATTTCCGGGGACTACGAACCGGGAACCGGCTGCGGCGACGCGCAGGCACTCGACGTGCTCGCGTGGGCCAGGGACGCTGCCGGGTACGAACCTGACCCGTGGCAGGAATGGGTGCTGACCAACGCGCTCGGCACCGAGCCGGATTCGACCTGGGCGGCGTCCGACGTCGGGCTGATCGTGTCTCGCCAGAATGGTAAGGGTACCGTCCTGGAGATCCGGGAGCTCGGCGGCCTGTTCGTGCTGGGCGAAGAACTGATTATTCACACCTCGCACGAGTTCAAGACCAGCGCTGAGCATTTCCGCCGGGTGAAGGCGGTCTTCGACGACCATGCCGCGCTGCGCAAGCGGGTGAAGCGGATCGCCGGCTCGCACGGCGAGGAAGCCATCGAGCTGTTTCCGCAGCCGACCCTGATCTTCGGGCCGGGCCGGAAGCAGATTACCCGCAGGGTAGCCGGACGGCTGCGTTTCCTGGCGCGGTCTAAGGGCTCCGGCCGTGGTTTCTCCTGTGACTGCCTGGTGTACGACGAGGCGATGATCCTGTCCGAGGACCAGGTGGCCGCGTCGCTGCCGACGATGTCCGCCCGCGCCAATCCGCAGATCTGGTACGCCGGGTCAGCCGGCAACGAGGACAGCTTCCAGTTCGCCGCCGTGCGCCAGCGGATCGTCCGCAACTCGAAGGACCTGTTCGGCGCCGAGTGGAGCATCGACCCGCATAACGACGCCTGCCCGCGTGACGAGCTGACGGGCCGCGAGACGAATTACTTCATCACCTGCACGAAGCACGACGACCGCGACGACCCGCGCTCCTGGGCGAAGGCCAATCCCGGTTACGGGTACCGGATCAGCGAGAAGTTCACCCGGAACACCGAGATGGCGAACATGCCGCCGCAGAAGTTCGACATGGAGCGGCTGGCCGTCGGGAAGTGGCCGCAGCCGGAGGCGCCCTGGGCGGTGATCAGCGAGATTGCCTGGAACAAGCTGGCCGTCAGCCAGGAGAGCGCCGGCTTCCCGGTTCAGCCCATCGTGTTCGCGCTCGACATCGACGAAGACGGACGCAGCGCGACGATCAGCGCCGCCTGGGACCACCCGGGCAGCAAGCGCGTCGTCCTGGAAATCCCGAAGGGCTGCGCCCGGCAGGGCACCGACTGGGTCCTGGAGAAGGCCGACAAGCTGTACAAGAAGCGCCAGCCCATCGGGATTGCCATTCCCAAGAGCGGGCCGGCCGCGGCGCTGATCCCGGGCGGGACGAAGCTGTGGCGCGAGCGGTGCATCGCGGTCGGCACCGCCGAAGAGGCCGCCGCGTTCGCCTGGCTGCTGCAGCAGGTCCGCAACGACAATCTCTGGCATTTCGGCCGGGAAGGCGCCCCTACCCTGTGGCACGCGATCGCCACGGCCGCTACCCGGGTCGTCGGGGACGGCGGCAAGGCCTGGTCACGGCGGGACAGTGAAAGCGACATCACCCCGGTGACCAGCGCTACCCTCGCCGCTTATGTTTTGGACAAATACCGGCGGAGTTACGACCTGATGGATTCGGTTGCCTGACGGGCGCAGGACGTATGGGTTCCGTATAAATACTGGCCCGTCAGGTGCCAGCTGGCACTTGGAGCCCCGCTCGGGAGTTGAACCCGTGTACTCCGCTGGTTACGCGCGTAACCGGAGACTGCAGCCCGCAGCCGGGGCAAAGAGGGTTAAGAGAGCCCGGTGCAGGGGTCAAACCTGCTTCACTCCAGATCGGACACGACGCTTTTCCGGGTGACGGGTCGGTTCCACCGGGCACTCAGTTAGTGTAACTACTGTGCATGCGCGCCTATTCCAGGGGCGCGTGCAGCCGGATCAGGACGTCGTCGGTCTCGGCGAGCATCGCGGCGATGAAGGCGTCGGCGTCGTCTGCCGGGACCTGCAGAACCCGGTGCGCACCAGAGATTTCGCTTGCGGGAACAGGTTCGTCCGTGACAGCCGGCATTTCCTTCGTGTCCGCGGTCCGGTGGTCGTAGTTGAAGACGTACGGGTCCGGGCTGTACACGGCATCCTGCCCCTCGGTCGCGGGCGTCCAGGCGATCAGCGGCCCGGCGTACCCCGGGGGCGGGGTTTCCTGTGCTTCCAGGTACCGGGCCAGCCCCGTTTCCGGCCAGCTTTCGGGGTAGTCGTAGGTTTCGCCGTTCCACGGCTGCAGCGGGACGTCCGCCATGTCCTGGGCAAAGGCTGCGCGCATTTCCCGGTCACCCTGACGGCTGCGGCGGATGTCGCGGAACCATACGGCTCCGGTGACGGCGAGCAGGACGGCGAGGGCGATCATCCCGGCCCCGGCCCAGTTCGTGACAGTCATTTCTTCTCCTCTGTTTCCGGGCTCAGAACTTTGAGGCCGAATCCGCGCGACAGCACGATGACAGGAAATTCAACACCTAGAACTGCCTGTACCCGCAGTTGGATGTACGCCGCAGTTTCCGCGTCGATCTCAGCGTCTACGTGAACGGCAAGCCGGTCGCCGGGGCGCAGGGTCAGCCGTTCTACTTCGGTAATCTCGGGGAGTTCGCTCACTGGCACACCCACGCGGAGAAGTTGTCCCCGGAGGCGGTGAACTTGGCGACGGCGTTGGCCGCGTTGACTTCCGGGTTCGTGAGCGAGCCGCCGAAGTCGGTGACCTGGCCGAGGATCTGCCAGATTCCCGTTGCGCCCGACGGATTGTAAGCGTCCGGGTTGAAGCCGCTCTCGCAGTCCGCGATCTGCACGGCCTGTGCTTCCGCGTACGCGGGGCCGCCGGCTCCGAGCCACAGCTGGCCGACCTGCGCGGCTGTGAGAACCCCGGAGTACGTCGCCGTCTGAACAGGTGCCTGCTGCGCACTGGCATCTGCGCTTCCCTCCCGGGCCGTTTCCGGTGGTGCCGCCGCGGGCAGGCGCCGCGAGCTTTCCTGCAGCTGCCTCTTCCGGAGGGCAGCCTGCTGTGCCTGGTAGGCAGCGTACGCGCGGGCCTGTTCTGCTTTTTCTTCCAGCGCGGCGAGGTGCGCGAGGTGCGCTTCGTGCCAGGCGTGCTCGGCCCGCAGTTTCGCGATCGCCCGGTCTTGCACGGTTGATGCCCACTGCGCGGGGGAAGCTGCCGTAACAGCTGGTTTCAGCACAGCTGCCTGGGCAGTACCCGCGAGGACCAGGCCGGAGCCGAGGACCAGGGCGAGGCACGCTGACAGCCCCGTCAGAACTACCCGCGAGTATGCCGAAAGGGGTACGGAAACCCTGGTCAGCATGGATATCCTTAGCTCGTTGATTGGTGCCGGCGGCAGGGAAAGACTTGCCGGTACGCCCCTGCTGACGGCCGTTTAACAGCCGACGATAACAGCCGGATCTCGGTCCCGGCCAATAAATCGCCGAAAACAGCTCCTCCGGGCCAGCTGCCAGGGGGAGCTGTTTTCTGTTCCGGCAGGTACGCTGGCCTCATGACCGCAGTGATGGACCGGGCGACCGTTGAGCTCATGGACCAGGAGTCCACCCGGCTGGCCGAGGCCAATCCGCCGTCCGCGGTCGCGCTCACCCTTTTTCTCGGCCTGTTCACCGTGCTCGGGTTCGTCATCGGCCGCAGCTGGTTCTACCTCGCCAAGGTCATCGCGATCACGTACCTCGCCAGCCGCTACGGCTACCGCAAGGGCCTCAAGGTCCCCGTCGAAGTGAAGACGCCTTCTATGCCGTCGGTGCCGCAGTAAAATCAAGCGGGGCTGGCTGCGGTTCCCGTTTTCCGGCGGGAGCTCAGGTGTAGAGGGCCAGCGGCTCCGGGGGCGGCAATCCGGGGCACCTTTTGTAGCAGCAGCTGCTCCGTCCTGGCACACTGGCTGTAGTACCCTATGGCCGGCCACCACCCGGAGCTGGGAGTCCTGACCGAAGGGCATCCTGGCTGTGGGGTTCATCGAGAACATCCGGGCATCCGCGTACGAAGAGCGGGTGATCGGCGGTGTCCCCTGGAAGCCGTGGGAAAACCCGTTCTGGCGGTTCGATACCGGCGGCCCGGTTCACCCGACGAGGCAGTTCTACGGCCCCCAGGAGGCGATGGGGCTTCCGGCTCTTTACGCCGGCGTCAAGCTCCTGGCTGACAACGCCGCCTCTCTTCCCTTGCGCGTGTACCAGAGCCTTGAATCGTCTACTGGCTTCGGCCCCGGTAAGCACCGGCTGTACGGCGGCCCGACCATTTTCGACCGGCCGTCGGTTATCGGGACGTTTTTCGACTGGATGGCGCAGGCGATGGTGTCGGTGCTGCTCCAGGGAAACTGCTGGGGGTTCATCACCGGCAAGGACGGCTACGGCTTCCCGACGGGGATCGAGTGGATTCCCCCGGAAGACGTCTACGTACTGGAACCGCAGGACCAGCAGACTGCCAACCCGCTGCGCGCCCGGGTGTTCGTCTTCGGCCGCGAGGTCCAGTGGTACGGGCCCGACTCCGAGCTCTTCCACGTCCGCGGCATCACGCTGCCCGGCCGGGTCGAAGCCATTTCGCCGCTGCGCGCGTTCGCCCTGACGATCCTGGCCGGCAACGAGGCCCAGCGGTACGGCACGAGCTGGTACGAAGCTGGCGGTTTCCCGCCCGGCACCTTCCAGAACGCTGAGATGGAGGTCAACGCTGCCCAGGCGGCCGAGATCCGCGCGTCCCTGGTGACCAGCCTCCGGCGCCGCGAGCCTCTGGTCTACGGCCGCGACTGGGACTACAAGCCGGTGACCGTGCCGCCGTCGGAAGCGCAGTTCATCGAGGCGATGCAGCTGAACGCGACCCAGATCGCCGCGATCCTCAACCTCCCGCCCGACCGGCTCGGCGGCACGCGCGGCGACTCGCTGACCTACGCGACGTCCGAGCAGTCCACGCTGCAGATCATCGAAGCGCTGCGACCGTGGCTGGTCCGGTTCGAGCAGAGTTTCTTCGACCTGCTGCCCAAGAACAGGTTCACCCGTTTCTACACCGACGCGCTGCTGAAGACCGACCTGGAAGCCCGGATGAACATCTTCCAGACGCAACGGAACATCGGCATCCGGACGGCCGACGAGATCCGCGAAGAGCTCGACCTGGCTCCGCTGGCCAGCGGCGTCGGCGCCGAAGAGCTTCCCCTGACGACCATGAACGCGATGGGCACCAGGGCCGGGGCCATCCCGAAGTCGTTCCTCAAGTCCGTCGTGCTGGAGATGGACGTTGCCACCGACCGGCTGATCAAGCTGGAGAAGACCTACATCGCCCAGGGGAGGCTTCCGCAGGCAACTGCGGCTGCACCCGGGATGCCCGGCCAGGGGAGCGCGGGAGGCGCAGGCAGCGGAAAGCCAGGATCAAGCAGCGGTCCCGGTTCCACTCCCGGCCAGGAGGCCGGCCCGGCGACGGCGCCTTCGGTAACCGGGCCTGTCCCGCCCGCCGGGACGGCGCCCATCGGCATGCCCAACGCTCCCCTGCCCCTCGCCCAGGACCCGGCGTCGTTCCTGGCGTCCTTGATCAGCGTGCAGCGGAACATGTCCTACGACTACGAGGACCGCGAAGCCGCCCGGCACATCTACGCGCGGATAGTCGAGCGCGCTCAGCAGATCGAGGCAGCCGAGCCGGAACCGTACGTACCGGACAGCCACTTGCTTGCCCCGTGGGTGCCGGGGCGCGACGACCTGCGCGAAGTAGTCCTTTCGGCGAACGGCCATAAGCGGTGACACGTTGCACGTCAGGTAGCAGGTACCTACCCTGTTTTATAAGGAAGGCGCAGTCTGCGCTGTTCATGAAGGAGACCGGCTGAGATGGCAGTTCTGTCGAGCGCCGCACGGGATAACCTTCCGGACTCAGCTTTTGCCTACATCGAAAGCGGCGGCAAGAAGGTCAACGGGAAGACCGTTCCCGGCCGCCTGCGCCATTTCCCTGTTCACGATGCCGCCCACGTGCGGAACGCTCTCGCCCGCGCCGGCCAGGGCGCCCGTTTCGGTAAGGAAGCCATGCCAAAGATCCTCGCCGCGGCCAAGCGGCACGGTGTCGAGCACGACGAGGCCAGTTCCGGTACCGGCCGGTCCTTCGATTCCCTGTACCCCGAGGTGCGGTTCCTCGCCGACGTGCCGGAGATCCGCAGCATCGGCGACGGCCAGCCGCAGCACATCACTGGGTACGCCGCTGCATTCGGGAAGCTGTCCCGGCGTCTCGGCGGGTTCGTCGAGCGGGTCATGCCGACCGCTTTCGAAGAAGCCCGCAGTGCCGGCTACCCCGACGTCGTCTGCCGGTACAACCACAAAGACGACATGGTCCTCGGCACCACGGCGGCCGGCACGCTGTCGCTGGAGACCGACGAGCGCGGCCTGCACTATGACGTCATCCCGCCGAACCACCGGGGCGACATTACCGAGCTGATCCAGCGCGGCGACGTCCGCTACAGCTCGTTCGCGTTCCGGTGCATGGAGCCCGGCACCGACGACGAATGGGGCGTCACCGACTACAACTACCCGATGCGGTCCCTGCACAATGTCGCCCTGCTGGACGTCGCGCCCGTGCTCGATCCCGCCTACCGCGATACCTCGGTGGTCGCCCGGAACATGACCGGCGCCGTAGAGTCCCTCGCCATGTGGGTCGACGCCGAGCCCGCCGAGGTCCGCAACATGCTCGAAGCCGGGCAGGCGATGCGGTTCTTCAAGCGTGCCGGCCGGCCGTCTGCCCCGCAGTCTGAGTCTGTTCCCGAAGTCCGCGACAGCGAGATGCTCGACGACCCGGCAGTCGCCCTGCGCACCTGGAGCTTCAAGGACGAGCCCGCCGGAGAGCCTGAGCAGCGCGAGCACACGGCTGACGAGTTCGCCGAGCACGTCGAAGAGTCCCGGGCGATGCACAATCACGAGACGATGTGCCGCAAGTGGGTAGGCGGTGAGCCGTGCGTGCTCGGCCAGGGTCACGACGGCGGCTGCCAGGGACGCTGCTGGGGCAGTAAGGACGGTATCCCCTGCTCGATGGCCGAGGGCCATGGCGGCGACCACGTGCCACACGCTTACGACGACGGCAACGGTCCCGGCCGGGGACGCCCCAAGTCGTTCCGCGACGGCGAGGGCACCGAAGACGCGTCGGGCGAGGAGAAGCGCACGCTTTCCGGTCCCGAGGCCCTCGCCGAGGTGTTCGCCATGCGGGACAAGCTCACCGTGATCGACTAATTCCGCGGAAGACGGGCAGGACTGACCCGTGGACGACGACAGGCGAATCCTCCGCGAGCTCCAGGAGATGGAGCAGCGGATTAATCAGAAACTGGAGAAAATTATGTCCGAGCAGAGCCAGCAGCAGACCGACATCGACAACGCGACGACTGCTATTACCGGCCTCCTGGCTGACATGCAGGCCGACATCGCCGCGATCGGCACGGGCGTGACCAACATCCAGAACCTGCTTGCCGCCGACGGCCCGGTCGACACCACGGCGCTGGACACCGAGGTGGCGAACATCGCGCAGGCTCAGGCTAGCCTCGACGCCGCTGCGGCTTCGGTGACGAACGTGGTGCCGCCTGCGACGAGCTGACCTCGCAGCATAAGCGGAAGCCCGGCATAAGCACTGTGCTTATGCCGGGCTTTCCCGTCGCCCGGTCTGTCCCGTAACCTGTTACTGAACGCCGTGGTCGTGCTCTCTGCGCGAAGCCGGTCCATCCTTTTGAACAAGGAGGACCGGAGCCCATGGCGTCCGATCTCGCAAAGAGCCTCCACGAGCAGGAGCAGGGCGTCTGGGCGAAAATCCAGTCTCTCGCCCAGGCTGCCGCGACTGAGAAGCGCAATTTTACCGACGACGAGCAGCGTTCGTTCGATTCGATGCACGAGGAGCTCGACGGCGTCGACAAGCGCCTCAAGCAGATCCTCGAAGACGAGAAGCGCTCTGCTGCGACCGACGAGATGTACGGCCAGCTGGAGCAGCGGACGGCCAACCCCGGCGCGCGGCGCCAGGACAACCCGTTCGAAGCCGAGATGCGGGCCTTTGCCCGGGGCGAGAAGCGGACGCTCGACATCGTGTCGTCCGAATCCCGGATCATGCAGCGGCTGGCGACGACCCGGCCCATCAGCCCGTACGAAGTCCGTGTGCTGACCGACGCTTACATGGCGCCCGGCTCGTTCACGAACCAGACCAACGCCGGCATTGTCCCGATCGACTTCTACGACCAGCTTCTGTCGTACCTGATCGAAGTTTCGGGTGTTATGCAGACCGGCCCCACGGTGCTGAACACGGCGGGCGGCGAGCCGATTCAGGTTCCCATCGTCAACCAGCACACCGGCCTCACTTCGGCTGGCATCCAGGTGGGCGTCTCGGCCGCGCAGTCTGCGACCCTGGCTACCGCTGACCCGGTTTTCGCGCAGAAGACGCTGACCGCCAACAAGTTCGGCATCCTGATCCAGGTAGCGCGCGAACTGATCGACGACTCCGGTGTCAACCTGCTCGGCTACCTGGCGATGTCCGCCGGCCGCGCGATCGGCAACGCGCTCGGCTCCTCGCTGATCAACGGTGGCAATGGCATCTCCGGCAACATCCTGTCGGCGCCTGTCGCGGTCACGGGTGCCTCCGGCGTTTCCGGCGCGGCGTCTGCGTCCAACCAGGTTGAGGGCGGCCCGTCCTACTCCAACCTGATCGACATGGAGTACAGCGTCATCGCGCCGTACCGCCAGTCGCGGTCCTGCTACTGGCTCGCGGCCGACAAGACCCTGGCGGCTCTCCGCAAGCTGACCGACCAGATCGGCCGGCCCCTGTGGGAGCCTTCCACGGTCCTCGGCTCGCCCGACCTGCTGCTCGGCAAGCCCCTGGTGGCCGACCCGTTCATGCCGGGCATCGGCACGCCGTCCATCACCTCGATCGCCTTCGGCGACTTCTCGCAGTACTTCGTCCGGATGGTCGGCGGAGTGCGGTTCGAGCGGTCGGACGACTTTGCTTTCGGTTCTGACCTGGTGTCCTTCCGGGCCATCATCCGGGCCGACGGCCAGCTGATGAACCCGCCCGTCTCGGTTACCCCGTCCCTCAAGGGCCAGCCGATCGTCCTGTTCCAGGGCGGCGCGAGCTAAGCTCAGCTGTAACAGGAAGCCCTTCGTCAGTTACGCTGGCGGAGGGCTTCCCGCATTCCGAGGAGAAAATATGAACAGCTGGCGGAAATCACGTTACAGTACCTGCTACGGAGCCTGCGTGGAGGTAGGCAGCCGGTCAGGCAGGTCGTTTATCGAGGTCCGGGATACTGTTAACCGGAAAGGCCCCGTCCTCGAAGTGCCGGCCGGCGCCTGGCGCGAGTTCACTGCCCGGGTTAAGGACGGGGTGCCGGCGTGAAAGCGGTCAGGCTGACCCGCGCCAACGGGCTGAACCCGCGGGTACAGGGGGAAAAGAACTCTGTCCTGATCCTAGAAGACGGCGAGGCAGCGGCGCTCGTAGAAAACAGCCTGGCCGTGTACGCGCCCGGGTACGATCCGCAGCCGTCGTTCACAGCAGGCGGTGCACAGGAGATTCCGGTCGTGAAGAAGGAGAACGCCCCGGCGCCGGATGAGGTGCCGGACATCGCAGACGCGGCGTTCGCCGGTCCGGAGCACGCGGCGAAGCGCATGCAGGAGCTGGCCGGCTACACCGGGGAACTCGGGCTGTACGAGAACCAGCAGCCCGTCGTAGACCAGGATGCGCTTGAAGCCGGGTACCCGATTGACATCGATCCTTCGCCGGGACTGAAGCAGCCGTGGACGACTGCGCCGAAATCGGAGTGGATCGAGTGGGCGGTGCACGGTGATCACGGGAAGGAACGCCCGGCTCCGGAGGAAGCAGCGGTCATGACGAAGGCGCAGCTGATGAACAGCTACAGCTATGGAGAACGGCTTTAGCCTTCTACACTGGTGCTATAGCGTCCAGCAAGGAGATCAGCTGACATGGCTACTGTGAACGACGGCACCAACCCGGGCCGCAGCCCTCAGCCTGCGCGGCAGTCGCCTAGCCGCGTCCGCCACGGCCGCGCTGAAGCAGGCCTCGACCCGACGAACGAAACCGGCCAGACCCCGTCCGAGATTTTCGGGTTCTCGCAGACCTACTCGACCGGTGCGCGGGGCTCGTCCGGTGGCGGCTCCGTTCCTTCCGACGTGACGATCCAGAAGGGCCAGCTCGACTCCGGCCTCTCCAACGTCAGCGGCAGCGAGATCACCTCGACCGGCGCGTCCGGTTCTGCGGGGGCCTCCAACCGGGGCGGCGGCGAGACCGTGACGTACACGGACCCGTTCGGCTACATCGGCCAGGAGCACCGCGAGAGCTCGACGACGGGGCGCATCAGCGGCGACGGCGACTGGACGCAGGCCAACAGCGACGGCTACTCCGGCGGACCGACCCTGCCCATCCTGCAGAATGCCCGGCCCACGTCGACCGGCGCCGGCCAGGGACACGTCCGGACTCACCGGGGCTGACATGTCCAGGGACCTTTCGGGTACCAGGTGGAGCCAGCTTCCGCTCTGGGGCGCTGTCGGCGCCGGGCGGCAGGACGAGGCGTCTCCGGTACCCGAAGGGTTCAGCCTTACTCCGTCGGCAGACGCCGAGCCGGAACAAGCACCAGAGGAGGTACCTGATGGCAGTGCAGGATCTTAGCCATCTGGCCAGGGGCTCACTGGTAGCCGATTCTTCGATGCACGGCGGCAACACAGTGAGTGTCGTGCCGCCCTTCAACCCGCCGGGGACCGAGTCTGAGGCTACTCAGGGGATTCCGACGCACAGCCGGCCGGAACCTGACATCGGCCCGAACAACGACAGCCAGCTGCATGCCAGGGTCAGCGGCAGCGGCGAGTACCCGATGACCGAACGGACCTGGAAGAAGGTGACCCCCAATGGCTAACTGGGGTCCTGTCGAGCATCCCGTCGAGCATTTCAGCGGGCGCGCGGTCGGCGAAGAGGGCGCTGTCGTCCAGCCGCACGTGAACGGCGGGAACGCGCCGCACCACGCGGTGGACTACAACGCTACCGACGGGCGGCACGGCCGGGAATCCGGTATGGCGCCGTGGGACTCGGTCGACGTCAACTCCGGTACGGCGAGCGACACGGACTGGAGCAAGACCGGCTCGTTCCCCGACGGACCCGGGAGCTGGCGGCAGACCTAGGCCGGCTCCTATGCTCCCCTTATGAAAAAGCTCGCAGCAGCCCTGGCCCTCGCCGGACTGGGGCTTGCTGTCTGGGCGGTCATCCTGCACCCGTGGGGCGCGGCGACCGCCATAGGGGTGCACCCGTACCCGGCGGGCACGCCCTGGGAATACCAGATGTGGTCCGGGATAATTCCGGCTCTGACCATTCTTACGCTGTTCGGGTCGCTCGGCGGTGCCTACCACCTGCATAACTGTCACAAGGACGGCTGCTGGCGGATCGGGAAGCACCGGATCGCCGGAACGCCGTGGTGCGACCGGCATAAAACTGAGGCTAAACCGTCTGTCAGTACTGAAGACCTTCTTGCCTCGATTCTGGCCGAGCTGGTGCGGCAGGGCCTGGGTCAGTGAACGTGCACCACCGCCGGATGTTCTGGCTGCTCGGATCGGTGGCAGCGCTGGTCGTCGGCCTCGGCGCGCTGTACGGGTATACCGACCCGGTCGTCGGGACCTGGGGCGGGATCTATTTCGCGATCGTCACGGTGACAACGGTCGGCTACGGTGACATCATCCCGCGCGGCTGGGAAGACCACATCGTCGCGCTGGCGATCATGATCCTGATCATCCCGCTGTGGACCGGCGTGTTCTCTCTGCTGACCACCGGGTTCATTACCCAGGAAGCCGAGAAACGGCACCAGGAGCAGCAGGAGCACGCCGACCGGCGGCACGAGGAACTCAAGCAGCACATTTCCGGCAGCACGGGAACGACGAGCTAGGTGCCAGGTGGCACTTAGGCGAACCGGGCTGCTGCGCCCGGCTGTGTTCGGCCTCGCCGACGGTACGATGTCGATGCTCGGCGTCCTGCTCTACCTGCTCCACCACCAGAACCTGATCTTCCCGGCCGCGCTCATGGGCGGGATCAGCGCAGCGGTGTCCATGGCCGGCGGTGAATGGCTGTCCGATTCCGACAACGGCTTCGGGGCGTCCGCCGTGATGGGACTGGCGACCGGAGCGGGCGCGATCCTCCCGGCTGTCCCGTTCGCCCTGGCCCGCGGTGCCACTGCGCTGACAGCTACCGTTGTCATCTGCTTGCTGATCGGCGTCGTTGTCGGGGGCATGCGCGGCCAGGCCGGCAGGCGGCACTCCAAGGTGTTCGAGATGGCCGTCACCCTCGGGCTGCTCGCCGTCATCTTCGGCGTTGTTCTCGTCTGCTCTGTCCTGGTACCGAATCCGGGTTAGGCTGCCTGTGTGGTCAACACGCGGAAAATGGCCCGGCGCCTGGCGATGCACGGGGACACCTGCACCCAGGTTCGCCAAGGGCTCGGGCGGCTTGCTCCCTGCCAGTGCGGGAAGTCCCTGGCCTGGGTGTGCGGCTGCGGAGACGTCATTATCGTGCGCGGCGGGGCCTGCGGCGAGTGGCAGGCCGATGCGGCGTCGCGGAACGCGCTGGTGGTTTACCGGTGAGCACGGTCTGGGTTGTCCTGGTTGAAGACTGTCATGATGATGTTGAGGCAGTGCCGTTCAGCACGAAGGCCGGGGCAGTCGCGGCTGCACGGGAAGCAGTAAACGGCCGCGGGGACGTATGCGACGAGGAACTGTCCCGGAGTATGCGGGCTGACGGCTGTGTGCTGCTCCTGTCGTACGGGGAAAGCGACTGCGTGCGCGTGGTGGAGCGGAACCTGGATGACGCCGGGAAGCTCAGGTGAAGATCTCCTCTGCTAGTAGGATGCGCAGCATGCCGGTTATCGTAATGCCTTACCAGGGGGTGAGCCCGCACCTGTGAAGATCCTCGCCAGCCACGACGGAGGTTCCGGGTGCGCCTTAGCCTGGTACCGGATGCTAGTCCCGCTGACCGCGGTGAACGAGCTCGCGCCAAACGTTAGTGTCACCTTCCGCTCGGGGGGCCCGAAACTAATGCGGCACCCGCACCCGGTGGTGAAGATCACCGATGCGAACGACGCGGACCTGATCGTGTCCCAGCGTGCCAGCGACTACAACGGCCTGGGTCTCTGGCGGCGCTGGGGCAGTACTCCCGGCCTGCGCACTGTATATGAGAACGACGACGACGTCTTCAGCATCACCGCGGAGAACTTCGCCGCCTGGCAGACCTACAAAGACGGCACCGAGGTCCGTGAGGCCACCTTCCGCTACTTCCGCACGGCGAACCTGGTGACCACGACGACCCCGCACCTGGGCGACCGCTTCCGGGAGATGCTGGAGAACCGGGTGACCGTCGAGGTGCTGCCTAACTACATCCCGGCCTGGGTGCTAGATTTGCCGCGAGACCCATTCGGCAGAAGGTTGCGGATCGGCTGGGCCGGCGGCGCTTCGCACGCGCGGGACATCCACACGGCGACGCCGGCGGTCCGCCGGTTCATGAAGCGGTTCCCGGACTGGGACCTGTACCTCGGCGGCGTCGACTACCGGCCCTCGTTCAGGTGCCCGCCCGAGCGGTCGTTCTTCACCGAGTGGATACACGTCACCGACGACCCGCAGCTCTACTACCGCTCGATCGACTTCGACATCGGGATCTGCCCGCTGTTGTCCACCCAGTTCAGCCGTTCGAAATCCTGGGTCAAGGCGCTGGAGTACTTCGCCCGCGGCATCCCCGTCGTGGCAAGCGACGTCGAGCCTTACCGGCGGTTCATCGACCATGGCGCCAACGGATTTCTCGCTAAGTCCGATCATGAGTGGCTGAAGTACCTGTCCCTGCTCGCCTCCGACGAACAGCTGCGTCTCAAGATGGGCGAGGCGGCTAAAGCCAAGGCACGCGAGAACACTATCGAGGCGCATTATGCTGAGTGGGTCAACGCGTACAAGATGCTGTTCCCGATCGGATGGGAATTCCAGGGATGACTGCTCAGAACATCGAGGAAATCAGCCAGCTGACCGACAACCTCTACAGCTTTTACCGGAACGCCCGGCTGTCGCAGTTCAGCGAGAGGCAAGCGATAGCCCTGACCGCGAAGTGGCTGGAGGTCATGACCGGGCACAGCAGGGAAGCGGCTAGTACGTGAACTGGAACCCGGGGCACTCGCCGCACAGTGCGTACGTCAGGGATGCCTTGCTAGAGTGCCGCGAACGGGGCTGCCGGGCTCCGGAGCTCGCAGCACTTGCCCGACAGCTGTCCGATCAGGAGCACCAGGTTCTAGAGATGCTGGAAAAGAAAGGCGCGCAGATGAAGCCGACTCAGGCGCTGTGGTGCGAGCAGGGCGGGCACTCGTTCAGCGAGAAGGACCCGGACGTTCAGGTACTCACGATTTCGGGTCGCGGGCCGGACGGGCAGCCGGTAGAGGAGTCGCGTACCAGCTGCGGGGAGTGCGCTGCGCTGGCCAAGACCCGGCTCGGCAAGGCGCGCAACGCCCAGGCTTCCCAGCTTCCGGCCGGCGAGGCGTAAATGAGGTACCTGGTAACCGGCGGCGCCGGCTTTCTCGGCAGCAGTCTCGTCAGGCGGCTCGTCGCCGAAGGGCACGAGGTTGTTGTTCTCGACGATATGTCCCGGGGTAAGATGCGGCGCCTGGAGGGGGTTAACTGCGAGGTCCGGCAAGGCGACGTGCGCAATAAGTACGGAGTGGCCTACGCGATGTCCGGTTGCGACGCTGTCGTGCACATGGCTTATCTTCAGGGCACGCAGACGTTCTACGCCGAGCCCCGGCAGGTTCTGGACGTCGCTGTACGCGGCATGCTAGCTGTCCTGGATGCCTGTCAGGCAACGGGCTGCGCGCAGATGCTCCTGGTGTCCTCGTCCGAGGCGTACCAGGTCGCCAGCGTCGTGCCGACGCCCGAGGACATCCCGCTGACCGTTCCCGATGTAACCAATCCCCGGTACTCCTACGGCGGCGGCAAAATCGCCTGTGAGCTCATGGCTTTGGCCTGGCAGCGCACCGGGGTTCTCGACCGGCTCGTCATCGCCCGGCCGCACAACATCTACGGCCCCGACATGGGCTGGGAGCACGTCATCCCCGAGTTCTGCGACCGGATGAACCAGCTCGTCCAGGCCCGGCACGAAGGCCCGATCCCGTTCCCGATCCAGGGCACCGGCCAGGAAACCCGGTCGTTCTGCTATATCGGCGACTGCACCGAGCAGCTTGCAGTGCTGTGCCGGCCGGACACGCCGGACGGGATCTACCATGTCGGCACTATGGACGAGCGGACGATCGCCGACGTCGCCCACGGGGTTGCCGCGAGCTACGGCCGGGAAATCAAGGTAATCCCCGGGACGCTGCCGAAGGGATCGCCGCCGCGCCGCCTGCCCGACACCGCGAAGATCCGGGCGCTGCGCACGGTATGGCGGGATACTTCGTTCGAGGACGGCCTGGCTAGGACTGTCGAATGGTACCGCGCCCATGCCAGGTGAGGTCCGGACGTGCGGCGGCTGCCGTTCTCCCTACCTGCTGCTTCCGCTGTTCGACATGGGCGTGCAGCCGCTCGCGGAAGGCCGGTCGGAGCACAGCTACCCGCTCTGCCTGGTTGAGTGCGAGAACTGCGGGCTTGTCCAGCTGTCCTATGTCGTCGATCCGGCCGAGGTATTCCAGCCAGATCACCCCTATTCGACGGGCAACTCGGCGGCGCTCCGGAAGCACTACGAAGACCTGGCCCGGCGGACTGCCGTTGCCCTGCCCCTGGGGCCCGGCGACCTGGCTGTGGATATCGGGGCCAACGACGGCACCCTGCTCAGTTTTTACCCGGAAGACCTGAAGCGGGTCGCTGTCGAGCCGACGGACCAGGGCAAGAAGATCCCGCCCGGGATTACCTGGGAGAAAGGGTTCTTCACGGCGCAGCTCGCCGAGGGTATGCGCGAGGGGTACGGTCCGGCCCGGGTAATCACGGCTTGCAACGTTCTCGCGCACGTCCCCGATCCGCACGACTTCCTGGAGGGCGTGTCCGGGCTTCTAGCCGACGACGGGGTGTTCGTCACCGAGAACCACGACCTTGCCAGCATCTTCGACGGCCTTCAGATCGACACGATTTACCATGAGCACCTGCGCTACTATTCCGACGCGTCGCGGTCCCTGCTGCCGGAGAGGCACGGCCTGCGTGTTGTCAGCTCAGAGCAGGTACCGACGCACGGCGGGTCGTTCAGGATCACGGCTCGCAAGCAGCACGGTGATTTTTCCCGGCGGGCCAAGGCTGCGGCGACCGCGCTGCGCGGCATGCTGTGGAAGATCTCTTTCGAGCAGCGGCAGCAGGTCTACGGCATCGGCGCCGCCACCCGCGCTACCCCGCTGATTCACTACGCCGGCATCGGGGCCTTTCTCACCTGCGTCTGCGAGGTAGCCGGCAGCGGCAAAATCGGCACGAACATGCCCGGCACGCTGATCCCGGTGGTTGCCGAGTCCGAGCTGATCCGGGACCAGCCGCCGTACGCCCTGCTGTTCTCCTGGCACATGAAAGACGCCATCGTCCCGAAGCTGCGCGCGGCCGGCTACAAGGGGAAGTTCATCGTGCCGCTGCCAGAGCCGAAGGTGCTAGATGACTGACCGTTTCGAAGACGACCGGGGCGTGATCCAGGACCTGCTGACCGAGCAGATCGACTCCGTCACCGAGATCTTCACCAAGAAGGGCGCTGTCCGGGGCAATCACACGCATAACGAGACAGTGCAGTGGACCTACGTGATATCGGGCAAGCTCTGGGTGGTCCGGCGTATGTCCGGAGGACTTCCGGTCGCCAGCCGGTGTGATGCGGGCATTTTGATCTGCGAGGAGCCCGGTGTCGCACATGCCTGGAGGGCACTGGAAGACACGTACGTACTCGTTTTCACCCGCGGTCCCCGGTCGGGGGCGAACTACGAGGACGACGTGCAGCGGCTGCCGGAAAATGAGAAGCTGATCCCGTGACGGCGACCTGGGACATCCTGATCACGTCGATCCCGCACCGGCATCAGAAGCTGTGCCTGCTGCTAGACGAGCTGGACCGGCAGGTGAAGACCGGGGTCGGGGTGATCCTGTACCGGGACGACCTGGAGCTTTCTTACGGCGGCAAGACCCAGGCTCTTGTCGAGGCTTCAGCAGCTGACTACGTATGCTGTATTGACGACGACGATATGATTGCCCCGGATTACGTGGACAAAATCACGGATGCCCTCGCTTCCGATCCCGATTACGTCGGATTCCTGGTCCGCTGGACGAAAGACGGGAACCCGCAGCGGAAGGTAATTCACTCCCTGGCCTGCGGCGGCTGGCGCGATCACGCTGACCGCCTCGAACGGGATATTACGCAGTTCAACCCGGTCCGCCGCGTACTTGCCCTGCACGGTACCTGGGAAGGCGGCTGGGAAGCCGAGCGCCGCTGGAGCAGCCAGGTCCGGGCCGCCGAAAGCGTTGCAGACGAAGTGTTCCTCAGCGAAGAGCTCTACTGGTACCGGGAAACGACGCACGATACTTTCCAGAGCCAGCGCCGCCCGACGGGGCACATGCCGGAACTGCCGTCGTATCCGTGGCTGAGGCAGATAGGACCGTACGCATGAAAGACCTGCTCCTCGCCGTACCCAGCCGCGGCCGGCCGCAGAACATCGCCCGGCTCCGCGACGCCATGAGAGAGACGTGCACCGGGGACACGCACTTGCGTGTCGGGATTGACCAGAACGACCCGGCGCTGGAGCAGTACCCAGACCATGTGATTTACGTAGTGCGAGATAACTTGCGCAAAGTGACCGCATGGGTGAACGAGCTGACGGTGCTCCGGGCTGGTGACTACCGGGCACTCGGCACAGTCGGAGACGACAACGTGTTCCGTACTCCCGGCTGGGATACGCAGATCATGGAAGCGCTGGAGAAGACTCCGTTCGCATTCGGGAACGACCAGTACCCATCACGCCAGCCGGGCACGCTGTGCTGCCATGTCTTCATGCGCAGCGAGGTCGTGCAGACTCTCGGCTACTTCGGGCCGCCGTCGATCGCGCACATGTACGTGGACGTCGCCTGGATGGCCTGGGGCACCGCCTGCGGCATTACCTACCTGCACGACGTCCTGATCCCGCACCTGCACTACACCGTCGGCGCCCCGCACGACGAAACCTATGCGAATTCTTACGCCGGGACCGGGGCCGACCTGCAAGCCTGGCACGCCTACTGCCGCAGCGGCCAGCTGAACACCGACATCCGCGCGCTCGGCGGCACCGAGTTCACCCCGGACGCCCTGGCGCAGTTCAACCGGAACCTCTTCATACCGGAGCGATGGGGATGACGCTTCCCCTAGTGTCCGTGATTACCCCGGCCTGGCAGCGCTACGAGCGGCTGCTGAACCGCTGCATTGCCAGCGTGCAGGCACAGACCTATCAGCGCGTCGAGCACATTGTCGTCGGCGACGGGCCCGATCCCGGCCTGGCGGACCTGATGGGGCAGCTTATGTCCAGTTCAGCAATTTACCACCCGGTCCGGTTTTTCCAGCTGGCGGAGCACGATCCGGAGCGGCACTGGGGGCACTATGCGCGGCTGCGGGGGATTGAAGAGTCAGCCGGCGAGTACATCGCCTACGTCGACGACGACGATGCCCTGCGGCCCGAGCACGTCCGCCTGCTGGCAGAAGCACTGACCCGGAATCCGGACGCTGCCTGGGCGTACTCGGTCATGGCTTCGCACAGCCAGCACGGAACGGTAGAAATCGGCTATCAGGGGTACCCGGCCGAAGGGCAGATCGGCACCCCGATGATCATGCACAGGCGCGAAATCCTGGAGCACGGCACCTGGGGCCCGGCGTCGTCCGTCGAGGACTGGAACCTGGTGAAGCGCTGGCTAGACGCCGGGCAGCAGTACGTGCACGTTCCCGAAGTCACCGTCGATGTCTGGCCCTCGGTCTACCATGAGCACTTTTGATGTAGCGTGACCCTATGAGCACACCTGAGCCTGTTGACGAAACCCCGGCCGGAGCAGTTGAGATTCGCGG